CGCTGTGGCATCACCGGCAAAGCGACGATTGCGCGAGCGCTCGACGAGCTGGAATCTGCCGGGTGGCTGAAGCGCACGAAACGATTCAGCGGAAGCACGCTCTACACGCTCACGCTTCCAGAAGTTCAAAATCTGAACGACAGTAGTTCAGAATCTGAACGAATGCCAGAAGTTCAAAATCTGAACGACAGTAGTTCAAAAATTGAACCGTCAGTAGTTCAAAATCTGAACCCTAACAAGAATCACCTAACAAGAACCATAGAACAAGAATCAGTACCTCGCGACGCTTCGCGCGCGGATGATTCACCAGCCAAACGTTCCCGCGCGAAATTGTCCGAGGCGGAATCGGCGCGCCATAAAGAGCTGTTCGATGCGATCACGGCTACCTGCGTGCTTGACGCGAAACTCCAGGGCGGCATCATCGCGAAGACCGCGAAGCAACTGCGCGAAGCAGACGCGACGGCCAGCGCTCAGCGGCTCCGAGAATTTCTCGAATGGTGGAAGCGCAACGACTTCCGCGGGCGGCAGGGCAAGCCTCCGACGGCGCAGCAGCTGCTTGCATCGTGGCGGCAGTTCTCGGAAGGATTTGCAGAAATTCCGAAACCGGCATATGATGCGCGACCATCGACTACACGCGGCGTTGACGTCAACGACATGGTCGGCATTTTTGGCGATTTGATAAAGGAGAGGAATGGCAACGAATGAGAACATCCTGAAAGGGCTCGCGATGCTCTACACGGTCTACAACCATGAGCGCGAGAAAGCAACGCTCGACGGCATGAAGCTGCGCGCTGAGCTGTGGCTGGAACTGTTCCGCGACATGGACGACGCGGTGTATTCGGCCAGCATCAAGCAGCACATCACCGAGAGCAAGTGGTTTCCTCAGCCGGCCGAGCTGTTCGCGATCTCGAAAAAATGGGAGGACATCGCCGACGGTGGCGACGACTGGGCCGCGGCATGGTCTGCTGTGAAATCGGCGATCTCGCGCTACGGCGCATGGGGCACCACGGAGGAAGTCGCGCGCTACATCGGCGAGAAACTTCCTGCGGCGATGGCCGACGACACGCGCATGATCATTCAGCGCTTCGGATGGCGCGAACTGTGCGGCATGGAAGTAGACCAGGAATCTACCTGGCGCGCGCAATTCCGGGACGCCTACACGCGCGTCCGAACATCGCGTATGGAACGGCATCGTATGCCGCAGGACGTGCAGGCGCTTATCGGCGGCATTGCGCAGAAGCTGAGCGCGAATCGGAAGGGCTTGTCCGCGCCGAAGGACGACAATCGTGAATGACGAACTGAAACGACTGCACGCCGAGAACGCGACGAAAGCCGCGGCTGATTCCGACATCGTGAAGCGCCAGATTCGCCAGCGCCTCGAGCGCATCCTGAAGCGCCTGCAAGCGTCGGGCGAAGTCAAGCAGGGCGTGACGGTGGACGACTGGATCACGGAGGGAGACGATGGCGCACATAGCTGACGTCTACTATGCGCGTAACGTGATGGATATGATTCGCGTGATCTGGCGGACGCGCAACGGCGTCAAATTTCCGCAATCGTTTATCGATCTCACCAACCATCAGATTGCCACGTGCCGAAAAATGAAATTGATGACCGGAGCCAGCTGTGATCGACTGACGCGAATCATCGGAGAAGGCGACAAGGACGAAATCAGCAACTGGCCTCGCTGGTCGCGCGTGATGAAACGCGAGTCGATGAAGCGATTGCTCGCGGAGGACGACGATGCCGCGCACTGATCCGAGCCGATGGACGAAGCAGGAGATCGCAAGACTCGTCGCACGTGCCAGACAGAAAGGCGCGACGTTGGAGAGTCTTGGTAAACAATACGGCGTGAGCGCGACGTGGATCGGAATGCTGCTCAAGCACGCTGGCGTCAACCGCGAATTGTCGGCGCAGCGCAAGGCGGAACGGCTTGAAAGGCAACGCGAAGAAAAGCGCGCGATCGTGTCCGAGGCTTTGGCGAAGGCGAACGGCAGGATTTCGGAAGCGGCTCGTCTAACGCATTACGGGCGGAGCACAATCGAAATCTGGACGCGCAAACTTTTCACGAAAGACGACGTTGAGAGCATGGTGTCTCGTCGCGCCTGTGTCGAATGTGGCAATCCTGTCATTAGCATAAATCCGCGCGCCAAAACGTGTTCGGAGCAGTGCAGGCGGAAGCGCGTCAACGAGCTCAGGCGGAAGCGCAGGAATTCAGGCTGGAAGCTTTGGCGGCAGAGGGATTACGACGAGTTTGTGTTGACGCTTCGTTTGTGCGGAGGCGTCGTGCACAAGGCAGCAAAAATCCTCGGCGTCAGTCGTCACGCTGCGCAGGGCGCGGTCACAAAATGGGGACTTCGCGACGAAGTAGCGGAGGTTCGTTCAACATCGACGACCGAGAAGGTGAAACAGATCGCGGAGCTGATTGGAAACGGCGTTGGCATGATGCAGGCTGCAGATCGCCTTCAGTTCAACAAGAAAAAAATCAAGGCGTTGTTGATCCAGCACGGCTACGCGGACGTTCTCAGGACGCAGAAATGCCTATCCTGCGGAAATCTTTTTCGACGGCAGAAAGTCCAAGATCGATGCTGTTCGGAGGAATGTCAGAAAAATCTGATGCGCGAGCGCTGGAAACAGGCGCGACTTCGCAAAGCAGCGGCAAAACAAAAATGGCAAAAGGCGAAGACCGTCGCCGTTGAAAAGGAACTAATCAAACGGAGCAAGCATCTATGATTTTCAGCGACCAAACGATCATCGACAAAATGGGCGAGCGCATTGCGCCTTTCGAAAAGAGGCAGGTGCGTCGTCGTGACGAAGGCGAAGATAAGGTACGCATCGTCAGCTACGGGCTGAGCAGCAGCGGCTACGACGTTCGGCTCGCGCGTGAGCTGAAGGTTCAGCGCATCGGAGGCAAGCGAAATCCCAAAGAGAAATTCGTCGATCCGAAACGCGGAGAACGCGCGTGGGAGGACATCGACACGACCGGAGAGGAGTTTGTCATGATCCGACCGGGTGAATGCATCCTCGGCGTGACCGTCGAACATGTGGACATGCCCGACGACGTGATGGCGCTCTGCATCGGCAAGAGCACTTACGCGCGCTGTGGTCTGCTCGTCAACGCGACGCCTATCGAAGCGGGATGGCGTGGGCACATCACGCTGGAGCTGAGCAACACGGGACGTCTGCCGATTCGCGTTTACCTCGAGGAAGGCATCGCTCAACTGGTGTTCATGCAGATCGACCAGCGCCCGAACGTGACGTACAATGATCGAAGCGGCAAATACCAGGATCAGGAATCTGTGCCGGTAACCGCGTTAATTTAGGAGAACAATTTAGGAGAACAAATGTATCAGCAAATGGTAGTGATCGGACGCCTCGGCCGTGACGCCGAAATGAAATTCATGCCTTCGGGTGAGGCGACGCTGCAATTCAGTATCGCATCGGATCGCGTCTACAGCGACAAGACCGGCGCGCGCATGAAGGAAACGACGTGGTTCCGGTGCCAGCTCTTCGGCAAAGGCGCGCAGGCGCTCAACGAATACCTCACCAAGGGCACGATGGTGCTCGTTGAAGGTCGCCTTCGCATCGACACGAAGACGGGCGGGCCGAACATCTGGAAACGTCAGGACGGCACATACGCTGCGTCGTTCGAGCTCGTCGTAGGCACGGTTAGGCTACTCGGCGGCGGATCGCGGGACGGTCAGCATGAAGCTGGGAACACATCGCCTGCGATCGTCGGTGCCGCAAATGACGACATCCCGTTCTGACGCATGGACGGAGCGAGTGGTGCTCGACAAGGGCACCATTCAGCTAATCGACGTCATGCCGCATCCGAGTAGCGGCGTCAGCGCTGACATGGCCGTCATCAATGCGGCGCGCGTCTCGTTCCTCGGAGAGAGCAAAGGCGAAGTGGCAGACCGGAAGCTGCTGCGGTATCTCATCCGCAATCGGCACACGTCGCCGTTAGAGCAGGTGGTGTTCAAGTTCCGCGTGCGCGCTCCGCTCGTCACATGGTGGCAGTGGGTGCGACATCGGACGTGGAGCTTCAACTTCCAGAGCGGACGCTACACCGAATTCGAGGAAAACGACTTCTACATGCCGCGCGAGTGGCGGCGTCAATCTGCGTCGAACAAACAGGCGTCGGATGGACTGCTTCCAGAATCCGATGCGCGCGAACTGCGCTACATGCTCGACGTGCACCGTGCGCGCAGCTACCATTTCTACGAGGAAGCGCTAAAGCTGGGCGTGTCGCGTGAAATGGCGCGGCTGTTCCTGCCAGCTTTCGGCGTCTACTACACGGCAGTGGCGACCATCGACGCGCATAACCTGCTCGGCTTCCTGCGACTGCGAGATCACGAGCACGCGCAGCACGAAATCCGCGTCTACGCTCAGGCCATCCGCGAGATCATGCGCGACGTGATGCCGTGGACGATGGAGGCGATTGATGAAGACCAGAGCTGATGCAGTGCTTACCGCGTGGCACCGCTCGTCGTCGCGCTGGGATTTCGCGGTGAACGTCGACGGCGACGGCTGGTCGCTGCATCGCAACACGATCGCCGGGCGGCAATGGGATGTGCGCGTTGACGGAGACGTTCCGCTGTCCGTGAAGGCCGTCTCCGCTGAAATCATGCGCCGGGCCGCAGGAGCGACGGTAGACATGCAGCACCCGTGCACGACGGCGCATCTGTTCGAGGTCGAGCGCAGGCTTCTTGCGATCATGGCGGACTATCCGCTCATGGCGTGGTCGGCGATCGTTCACGCGTCGCTGCACATCCACCTG